GCTCGGTTCACAGCTCGGTTCACAGCTCTGGTCACAGCTCGGTTCACAGCTCGGTTCACAGCTCTGGTCACAGCTCGATTCACAGCTCGATTCACAGCTCCAAAATACATAAATGAAAGTTATGAAGCAGATAAACTCACAGCTCAGGTTACAGCTCAGGTTACGGCTCTATTCACAGCTCTATTCACAGCTCGGTTCACAGCTCGATTCACAGCTCGATTCACAGCTCGGTTCACAGCTCGATTCACAGCTCGGTTCACAGCTCGGTTCACAGCTCGGTTCACAGCTCGGTTCACAGCTCTGGTCACAGCTCGATTCACAGCTCGATTCACAGCTCCAAAATACATAAATGAAAGTTATGGACACAATAAAACACATCATTTTCGGAACTCCAGCAACTGGAGAAAACATCATCGATAGACAACCTGGATTCAGAACGTACTATCCAGATTCTCAAGTCGAATTCAATACCTGGTCGTATCTCTTGAAAGTGGGATCCAGGGTCAAGAAGAATGATCAAGTGAATCCATGGTATAAAAACCGTAAGTAATATGAATGAGATAAATTCACAGCTCGATTCACAGCTCAATTCACAGCTCTATTCACAGCTCTATTCACAGCTCGGTTCACAGCTCAGGTCACAGCTCAGGTCACAGCTCAATTCACAGCTCTGGTCACAGCTCGGTTCACAGCTCGGTTCACAGCTCAATTTACAGCTCTGGTCACAGCTCGATTCACAGCTCCAAAACATAAAAGCATGAAGAAGATCAATAAGTTAAACGTCATCAGGATAATATCATTCGTCCTATTTACTTTCTATCTGACTTTCAACGGAGTAGATATAAAGATAGGCAGCTTGAAAATTTACGCAAAAGGACTGATAGAAAGATACAAATCTGGCAAATAGTCTGATATTTATTGTTAGTAAATTTCATCAGATGTTCAGATCCATGTTAGAGGTCCCAGCAAACCCGGTCAACGCAGAGGGGATACAGAATTACGTCCTTCAGTACGGGATCCTGGGAGTGATAACGGTCGTTTTGGCCTACGTAGCGTTCCAACAGTATCAAAAGCTGGTAGAAAGGAACGAGATGCTGGAAGAGAAGATCGACCGAGTACAGCAGGAGATGAACGATCTGCTTGTAGAAGAGAGAGACAGGATGTCAAAACTGATACAGGACAACACCCAAGCTCTCAACGATCTGCAAAAGACCATACTAAACTTCATGATCACCGAAAGAAAATAGGTCCATGCTTAACTACTACGTTTACATACTGTTCTTCTCTACGATCGTAATCCTGTCTTTAAAGAAGAAGAACAACAAGATGGCAAGATACTACAAAGAAGAAGAACAAGAAAAATAGACTTCTCCCTATCGCAGATAAAGTTTATATTTACCACACACAAACAGTTATAGACCAATGGAAGAACCAATATATTATTGCAAAGTATGCGACACTGCCATACACCCTAAGAGAGTAGAATTGGGATACAGGACCACGTGTGTCAACCACTCTGAAGCCAAAAAGTTCGTAGGGCTCATAGTCACAGAGGGAAAAGAGAGCGAAGAGGTGTCATCGATACAAGTCATTCGAGACCCTAGTCTTGCCCAAGAGATAGAGAGACTCAAGTCTTCGAACCAGTCAGATATTTATTAGAAACACAACGAGATGTCATACGTTAAAGAAGCCATGAAAGGACTGAGTCCAGACGATCAAGACCAACTCAAACAGTACGGAACTTCGATAAAGGAGATCAAGAAGAAGATGTTAGAGTTGATACACAAAGGCAACGCTAACCTCACAGAACAGGGAGGCAACATGTCTTCTGGACTCGTGCTGCATGATGAAGAGTAAAACCAGACAAGATGGACCAGATAGTAGTCACATTAGAAAGCCTCATTGAAGAGGTAGAGAGTGCATTGGAATACGGTAAGTCATTAGGATATGCCGAATGTCTAAGTCATACAATGCAAGGTAAACCAGCATCTGACGATCCAGAAAAAGCTATCAAACATTACATAAAACAGTTGATAGAAGACTACACAGAAGATTAATCACACCCAAAACAATAAAGTATATGAAGACGGTAAAGATCACAAAAGACGGCCAGTACAAAAGGCTGAACGACCAAGAGGCACACTCTGTCGTATCTTCAAACAAGGCCAAGTACGTTCCAAAATCAGAATGGAAGAATAATGTTCGAGACTACAAAGTAGACAGGATCTTGGAAAAGGAGGCCAAATCCAAGCCATGACATCGCTGATCATCACACTGTTCTTCTGTCTTGAGTTCTTATCGTACTCTAGGAACATGCTTCTGAGAGTAAACAGAGACCTAAACCAAGAAGACCTAGCGCCGGAGACAGAGGTGCTCCCAGAAAATCACTAAACATCAAATAGTTTCAATTCTAGGCATCCAGATCTTTCAGACTATACAACGCATAGGTTTGGATCTGGACTGTCCTGTTTTAATCCCGAATGAGCATATGGACCAGTTAATAGTGTGCGCGCTGTCGCTGATAGATTGCGCGTTGATAATACTGCTACACAGATCTAAGAAGAAAATATCAAATGCAGATCCGGTGGCGTCTCCTATCTTGGTAGTAGAAAGCATATTCGTGATCTTTGCTCTTTGTCTTGGAGTTAAGTTGACGATGTTCTTACTTTAGAGATAGATTTCTTTCCTATTAGACCTTGTGTTACTTTTATATCTATGAAGCAGATCACATTCGGTTACAACGAAGGAGTTGTGTATGCCATCCATAAATTTTTTGACTCAAAAAATCTTATAGGATCGTACATGAATGCGGCCGCAATGCCATATTTTGAGTGGACAGGAGTCTTTAGCAGATCGATATTATCAACAACATTTCCTATAAAAGAGCAAGTACAAACAGCATGGCCGATATAATAAAGTTCAGAAAAGAAGACATCAAAGATCAGCATGCGCTGGCCCAGATGGTACAAGAAGAGACCAAGAGGATATACGAATCTCCTAGGGCAAGAAAAGGCAGAGCTTGGTCTGTGATAGAGAAGATGGTCTGGCAAGGAAAGCCGGCAGAGATGTGGCTCATAGAGAATTTGGGATACACTCCAGCTCCTCCTACTGTAAACTCAAAAGGTGAGCATACATACTACCATGACTTGATAGATCCCAACGGGGTAGACATCACCGAGGTCAAAGCCTGGACAGAAGATCACATCAACAGAGGAATAGAGACTACGGTCAGAAAGATACTTTCTGGAACTTGGAACATGAGTACTCAGGTGGTGGTGTTCGCATTTGAACCGCAAGACCACACATACACATACATAGATAAGATACAGATCAGATGAAATCAGTAATAGCGATAAGTCAAAGCGTCTTTTCTTGGAGAAGATTAGTAGAGGATCAACTTTATGGAGGCGTAAAAATCCAAAAGACCAAACTCAAAACCTTTGTAGAATCTTTTAATACTTTTAACAACGAGCTCCAACTAAGGACCATAAACCTAACAATACAACCAATCTCAAGATGAGACAGCTGCATCGTATAGAATTCTTAGGCAAAATACAACCTTGGGTACTATTCAGAGGGTTAGATAACGTAGTATTCAATGATCTGATATTCGATAACCTCATAGATCCAAAGTATCCACAGATGCGTCAACTTAGAATTTATTATTTTTAGTATAACATGAAAGACACAGAGATCATATTCGCTAAGATAGTCGATTCTTGCGATCTGTCAGAAAGACATCCAAAGGAGTTTCCATCTATACGTGAATTAAATCGTCACATTTATAACATATACTCTTCGTTTGGCGATCAATTAAGAGGAGTCGGTAGACCATTAGAAGATCAACTCCACATTCAATGAAAAATATAACAGGTTACATAGAGAGGAGTGACGCTCTAAGGTCAGAACAGATAGATACACTAAGGATAAAACTGGAACCGAGCTCAATAGACATGGAACTAACGAGAGCTCACATGTACAGGATCATCTCAGCATTAAAAGATAGGATAGAATAATGAAACAGATATCATACCAGATGATAATCAGAAATCCTGGAAAGATAGGATCACAACTGGACACTCCACATAGCGTAAAGTCCAAGTACTACTCCATGCCAAAAGGATATATGATATAGACTATGGATCACTAAGAACCGATTGGACAACAAAGCTAATCCTATGGACACTCCCGCTAAAAGCATCCCAACTATTGACTGAACTAGAAGAACGACTGAGGACGACACGATGAAACAGAATATTATAGAGATGACATCGATCCAAGACACAGTGATCAAAAGACTACCAAAGGATATCATGAACACAATTGATAATTTCCTAGAACTACAACAGGTACTATCACTCATACCTATAATACGACTAGAAGAATAGAACCACATCATAAATAAAAAACCAGAATAATAATCAACTATATGAAGAAGACACAGATAATGATACTAGGACTGATAACAATGACTATATCAAGTACCATGTCATGCGACTATCCACACTCAGGGAGAACAGTAGTAAAGATAGAGAACACCAAGAACGACTACGAATGCCTATACTACACGGAAGTATAGGAGGAGTATACGGACGGTGTGATCTGTACAGGGTAGGAGACACGCTGAGGCTGACACGATAGGATGAGAGAGAGATCGAGCTCTGCGACTATGAAGATATTTCTAAGTGTGGTACCAACAAGAGAAAGTGGTACTTATAATAAAAAAGGTATTTCAAAGCAGTAAAAGGTATTAAAAGCTACCAAAAGTAGGAAGAGATACCCAGTAAATAAAAAAGGTATAATACGGAGCATTCTCTTGCGAAGAAAAATCCATCTCCGTAGTACACCATATATATTTTATGCTAATGCATACCACCATGGACTTATATTTCCTTAGATCAAAAAAGTATTTCTGACAACAAAAAACGATCTGCAATGTCAAGCAACAAAAAAGAATGGCTTCATATGCAAGCAGACTTGTAGTACATTTGTCCATATGAATATCTTGCACAGCATAACGTGGATGGGAGTTATGAACTCAAGCATAGGAGCACAGCTTGACCACCCAGACATCGCTAGAATAGTATACTGGATCTCTTTGGGCGCAGAGAGCTTGACAGCAGTAGATACAGCCATAGATAGGCAGAAGCTTTGGACTTGAAACGAAAAAAGTACTTAGATCAAAAAAGGTATTTATATTTACATCAAAATGAAAAATGGACGACAACAAGCCTCTGAGTTACGTCGAAAACAGGATCTCTAAGACCTATCCCACAGAGGTGGGATCTCCCAACTTCAAGCCAGAAGACTTAACGGTGTTCAACCAAGAGAACACGAGTATGGTCAGATCTCACTACGCTTCCAAGTTCGACCACCTGTCCAGAGAGTGGCAGCAGCTTTTAGACGAGGTGAGAGACAACGAGCTTGTGTACTCTTCCAAGTATAACTTTCAACCAAAGGCAGGATCAGTGTATCACCTGTACGGATCTGAGAGCGGGAATTTTTTGAGCTTGATCTCCCCACAGGAGTGGGGTAACAGATACAGCTACCTGGGAAGCTTCAAATTCAATTTTGACGGAAGATGGATAAACTGCACCCAAAAATAAAAAAGGTATCCAGAAAACAAAAAAGGTATGTAAATTGAAAAAGATATTTTTGTGGCTCTTTCCTTTATCAGGATCTCATAAAGAACAATTAATGTTAAAGGTATCTCCAAATGCAAGATCACTCTTCGATAGAGAGATGAAAGATATAGAGAACTTGATCGATAATGTCATGATCGTTTTGGAAGCCAAGATAAATTAAGAAAACAAATATCTGACAAAAAGTTTCCTAGATTCAAAAAGATTTTGTACTTTTACTCTATGGAAAACACAACAAAAAAACTGGTAGACCGGCTGAAGTCAGGAAAGGTGCGCTTCCAGTTCACTAAAAAGGACGGGACTGTTCGCGTGGCTGTAGGCACGACCAACCCAGACATGCTACCCGCGCAAGGAAAAAGAGACTACTACGGGATCCCGAAAAAAGGAGTCGTGACGTTCTACGATCTAGAGGCAGATGGGTGGAGGTGTGCCCAGGAGACTGCAGACATAGAGATCTTGGACTGATGTGAAAAAGAATACATATGAGAATCCTTGTATGAGGATCTCTTTAATACGATAGAGAAAAAGTGTCGCGTAGGACGGAGTATACCCATCTTCGGCAAGTAACTCCGAACCTTTCAGTGGCCGCTGGCGTGCGATGCTTGATCTGATGTAAAAGTAGGAAAAATACCCGACACTTGAAACTTATTTGTCGGGTATTTGTTTTCTTAATATTCCATTGTGATCCTGATGGCTTCGATGGTCTGGAAATAATAATCTGGATGTATCATCGACCTCCTGCCGTCGGCCTCCATCACCTTACGTATGTCCTGTTCGTTCTCGAGTATGTTCTCTGTCATCGCGAGTATCCTCTCTCGAAGTATTCCCAACTGGATAGGATCTAAGGAATTGATCATCTTCGTAAGCGCCTGTTTGTTTGTCAGTGTCTTTGTTGCCATGTTGTTTGTTTTTTAGTGTGATGTAAAAGTACGACAAAGTTTTGATACTTGGAACTTATTTTTCATATATTTGTTTTGCTGATGCGTGATGATGAAATAAATGTGATAAAAAGTTACCTGCTTTCAGATTTTTGTCGTACATTTGCTCTACACTAAACAACTAAAAGATATGACAAAAACGATCGAGATGGATTGCATTCCATTCACAGGCAACGAAAAAGAAGATCAAAAGTTCTGGGGTCTTTTGGAGAAGAGAAACATATTACTGAACGTTTTAAATTGGTGTGGACCAGGTGGGGGAAATCCGGTGGTACAGTTTACAGGCACAGATGAAGATCTCCGTTATATGTTGGCCGAGATATTCTATGCCGATGAGGACGATATGGCGATGTATATGGGAGAAGAATAAATTATGAAAACAAATACCTGATGCTTTTGTTTTAAGTGTCAGGTATTTTTCCTACTTTTACATCACACTAAACAACTAACGGTTATGACAACAACAGAAGCAATGAAGAAAGTTCACGCTCTGGTAGGAGACAAGCTCAACCTCAGCGAGATATTCGAGATCTACGACATCATATCTGCATGCAACATGGGCGGATGGCAAGAAGGGAAGAAGACCACTCTGAAGACCTTTGCTCCAAGCGTCTATGAGATCTTGTATCCAGAGACCCCGCTTGATCTCATTGCTGGGTTCATGGGCACAGAAGAAGCTTCACCTGCCACACATTAGCAAAACAAATACCTGGGAAATTAGTTTAAAGTACCAGGTATTTTGCTTATCTTTACACTCTACAAAACAATGACATGGACCACACACAGATACACGAGCTCATAGCCGGATGCAGAGAGAACGACAGGAAATGCCAAGAAGAGGTGTATAAGCACTACTATCCAGGCATGCATCGCATGCTCTATAAGTACTTCAAAGACAGCAGAGACCTTGAAGAGGTGATCAACGATGGGTTCTTGAAGGTGTTCCAGAAGATACAGTCATACCAAGGCATAGGATCGTTCGAGGGCTGGATGAGGACAGTGATCAAGAACAACGCGATAACTACAGCCAAGGCCATCAAAAGAAGAGATGTGTCCAACGACAGGTCAGTGCTTGCAGAGATCAAGAGCATGTACAGGTCTGTGGCCTACAATGAAGCAGGAAGGTCAGAGGCAGCCAAGCAGTTTGAGACCGCAATGTCTCTGCTGCCAAGGTCTTCTGAGAAGGTCATGAGGCTTGCTGCTATCGGCTACAAGTACAGCGAGATCGGAGACATGCTAGACACGGTAGAGAACACAGTCAAATGGCACGTTGCTGAGTCTAGAAGAAAGCTGAGCTGGCTATTAGGATAACAAATATATGATCGAACGTTGCCTACTTTCAACTTTATTTTGTACTTTTACATCGCACTAAACAACTAAAAACAAACGTTATGCAGACAGAAGTAATGCTCGCAAGCAACAACAAGAACAACATGATCGCTCCCATGTCTCTAGAGACAGCAAAGCAGAAAGCTCCAGGCATATTCGCGCCTGGACCAGCATCTCGCCTGAGCGGCAACTACAAGTTCGTAAGCTCTATCGACCTGATCGAGCACCTGGACGGGCAGGGGTGGAAGCTCACCAACGCCAAGCAGTCAAAGAGCCGCAAAGGAAACGAGATCTACACCACGTTTGGTACGCACATCATGGAGTTCCAGAACGAAGAGCTCTACATGAAAGACGGACGCGGAGGAATAGAAGGCCGTCCTACAATGGTCGTGATCAACAACAGCAACGGCTGCCGCCCACTTCAGATAGAAGCCGGCATCTTCAGGCTGGTGTGCTCTAACGGGTTGATCATCAAGACACAGGACTTCGGCAGCATGAAAGAGCGCCACATAAAATACAACCAAGAAGAGGTGAAGATGATCGTTGACCAGAAGGTCGTGGACATGGAGAAGGCAGTGACCAAGATCAACCGCTGGAACATGATAGAGATGACAGACCGCCAGCGCTACCAGTTCGCTACAGAAGCTCTTGCTCTGCGCATGAACACAGACCGACAGCCTGAGCAGTACGAGATCGTAGACCTTCTGCAGCCTCGCCGCACTGAAGACAGGGGCAAAAGCCTTTGGGTCACCTACAACGTGTGCCAAGAAGGGATCATCAAAGGAGGATTCAGCCTCAACGAGAGAGTCGCACGTCCTATAAAGAACCCGATCACTGACCTGGAGATCAACCAGAAGCTCTGGACTCTGGCAGAGAAGTATGAAACAGCATAGTTGTTAGTTGGTATATGAGCCGGGGGTTTCCACCCCCGGCTTTTTTCTTATGTGAAGAGGATCATATGAAGAAAACAAATACCTGAGTTATTTCTTTTTAGTGTCGATCTTTTTACTTACTTTTACATCATACCAAACAAACAAAGCAATATGAACACATTTCTAATTAAAAAAGAGCATTTAGACAAAGACAATTACTACGTAGGTAAAGAAGACCTAAGTAACTACCAAGGACATATAGAAGCAGAAGAAGACCTCGGAACAGTAAAATTCAAAGGCCACTTAACTGCTTCCGGTAATATATACTTTAAAGCTGGTAGTGGTATTGAAGCTGGCGATGGTATTGAAGCTAGTGGGGGTATTAAAGCTGGTGGGGGTATTAAAGCTGGTTGTGGTATTAAAGCTGGTTGGGGTATTAAAGCTGGTTGGGGTATTAAAGCTGGTTTGGGTATTGAAGCTGGTTGGGGTATTAAAGCTGGTTGGGGTATTGAAGCTGGTTGGGGTATTGAAGCTGGTTGGGGTATAATTTGTAAAGGAGAGCTATCAAGTAAACTAAGAATATTTGCCGGATTAACTACTTGGAAAATACCTACTAAAGAAGAGATGCAAATAAAAGTAGGCAAATTAGTACTAGGTCAAGTGTGTTACGGTGAGTTAATTGAGACCGGATTACCAAAAGAAGATTGCTGCGAGGGTAAAGTAGTAGAGATAGATGGAAAGAAGTATCAACTAAAGGCTATATAAATAAATAACTAAAAACAACAGAATATGAAAATGCAACCAATTAAAGTAGTAGAAGTAGAGAATGAAGGTCTTTTGTCATTACTCGGAGAAGAAGTATTAATAATGTGTTCTAACTACTTCTATGGGGGAAAGCTGGTAGGAGTTAACGACACTTGTATTAAACTGGAGAATGCCCATATAGTGTACGAAACAGGCCCACTTACAGATAAGAAATACAAAGATGCTCAAAAAGTAGGAGACGAATATTATGTCCAACTTTCTGCTATAGAGTCTTTTGGTAAATCTTCTAAACTATAATTATGAGCTGTATTAAATTTAAAAAGAAGTCTGGGTCTAGGTCTTGGTCTGGGTCTTGGTCTTGGTCTGGGTCTTGGTCTAGGTCTTGGTCTAGGTCTAGGTCTGGGTCTAGGTCTGGGTCTGGGTCTTGGTCTGAGTCTGGGTCTGGGTCTTGGTCTATATAATTATTGCAGAAAGACTTGGATAATATCTAAACTTTTATACATCAAAGCTCTATCTTAGAGAAAGTGTGTATATTTATTACAGTAAGCAGAGAACATAATTATACCGTCCTGGAAAGACCTAAGAATTACACACTCATTACGAAGACTTCATTCTTTCGCAATAATACATTACTTTAAAATATTCTGGGTCTTTCCACATTAGGGGTTATTAACCCGGACCAGATACTGAAGCATCTCCCAAAAGGAGGTGCTTTTTTTATGTCTCTACCTATAAGGTCTTAATCGGGTTCATTCCTTGTGTTATTACAGAGATATCACTAATGAAATATCCGCTCAGTTACAATAGAGCTTGGTGGTTGATTTTAACTTTACACCAAGAAAACATCAGACGTCTAAAAGTGGTAGCAATGTCCTAACCTGACAACTATCGACAGCGAAATAAATAGCAACAGACAGTCTGCCCTTAGGATATGGGTTTGTATTATGGGATAGTGAGCTTGATCTGTTATATGTAAAAAAGCTCACAACTTTGATTATCTGGTCCTCCAGCTATTCGCTGGATATAGTGGTTATGTCTCATAGTAGAAAAACAAATACTTGAGAAATAACTTTCAAGTGTCAATTTAATTCATTACTTTTATCTAGTACTAAAAACAACAACAATGTCAACAGCAAACAACGAAGCTCAGAAAGCAAACATACAGGACCAGATAAAGAAAATCTTTAATGAGTATGCGACTGGTGGGTATTGGTTAGAAATATCAGCAGACGACTTGGATGAGTTTGCTAAAAGAATTGTGGACGAGATAATCACACAGTAAGAAAACAAATATACGTCCAGAAACTTTCTAGTGTCAATTATTTCACGTACTTTTATAACATACCAAACAACAAACAACATGCGTACAGTAACACAGAACATTTGCAAATTTGAAGAGCTATCAGAAAAGGCACAGGCCAAAGTCCTCGCCGACAACTCAGAACTACTGACAGGATACGGTTGGTGGTCAGATACAGTCAAAGAAGACGCCAAGGGGACAGCAGGCCTTGATATAGAAGAATTCGATCTATATCCTCCATACATTAAGGCAAATTTCACTACGTCAGCCAAATCTAGCGCTCTCAAGGTCGTTTCTGAGCACGGTGAGCATTGCGCCACATATTCCATCGCCAAGAAGTTTCTGAGCGATCTGGATGAACTGGAGCGCCAAGAAGACACAGCCAAGACTGAAGCAGAACTGGAAGAATTGGAAGAAGCGTATCTCGAAGACCTCAGTAGAGAATACCTTAATATGTTAGAGAATGAATACGAATATCTTTGCTCTGAAGAGGCGATATCCGATCATATTATAGATAACGGGTGGGAATTCTACGAAGACGGTCGGGGATATATGTCATAGTATGAAAACAAATACCTGACAAAAAGCTTTTTTAAGTCGATTATTTCACGTACATTTACTAAGTAACAAACAATCAAAATATTATGATAAAGCAAGGAACGATCTATTTTGCAGTTGTCAACTTCATCAACGCCTACAAACCAGGAGAAACATACACGAGCGAGGACTTTAAGAATGCACTCTATGATATGACTCGAGAAAAAGGTCAACACAGAGTATGGTACGGACAGTGGTACCGCGTACGTGCCTACCAGTCGTATTTCAGACGTGCTGGGTTCATCACCAATGTCAAGAGAGGACTTTGGCGAGTAGAACATCGGGTACCAGACTTTATGTCCCTGTTTGCGCTAGAAACGCTAATGGGATATAAAGATGGATATTACAACGGAAGAGAGTACGTCAAGAAGGATCCTGCGTATAATAACGATCTGAAAAGGAGACTCGAAGAGTACAAAGCCGGGAATAATTCCTTAGAAGGGAATCTATACGTCAGGTGCACAAAGACCAATTCAAGATACTACATAGAAGGCCACGAGTACGAAGTCCTTGAGACAGACAGCGATGGATACGCGACCAGGATCATCAACGAATATGGTCACCCTTGGACATTAGTAGATCCACGAGAAGACACTTTCATGAACCTACCATATAGGGGCAAAAGAGGAGATCGTAAGAAGATAGAACCAGAAGAGCCAAAGACAGACCACACTGCGGAGATCAAGAGGCTGGGATACAAACCTGGAATGAAAGTGAAGCTGGTCAAGACAGACTCAATGATCTATAAGAGTGCAGCATATTATATCAAAGAAGCGAACCTGCAAGTAGGAGAGATCTACACGATAACAGGCTTCAGTAGTAATAGAATTGCCGAAGGAGGAGAATGGTTCTTTGATCTGGAGAATACCGTCTACCATACACCATACGATTGCTTTGAACCATACGCAGAAGAGGCAGAGAAGCCACGCAAAAGGATGATGACATGCCAAGAGGCTGGATCTTACAGGCATTTGACTAACGGCAAAGAGTATCAGATCGTAGGAGAAGAGGACGGGTACTATCACGTGATCAATGAGAAAGGAGATGAGGTGCACATGTTCAAATGGAGGTTCGCACAGACAGAGCAGATCCCTACAGACAGACTACCGCAGTTCCTAGAAGAGCTGGAGATCCTGATAGCAAAATACAAATAAGAGAGTTGTTGTTTGATACACAGAGAGGAGCTGGCTAATACGTCCGCTACTTTCTTATTTAACTACCAAAACATAATACCATGAAACAGATAGACGTAAGGTCACAGCTCAATTCACAGCTCAGGTCACAGATCGGTTCACAGCTCAGGTCACAGCTCAGGGAACAGCTCTATTCACAGCTCAATTTACAGCTCAGGTCACAGCTCGATTCACAGCTCTGGTCACAGCTCGATTCACAGCTCGATTCACAGCTCTGGTCACAGCTCAATTCACAGCTCAGGTCACAGCTCGATTCACAGCTCAGTAGTACGCTGAGCCATATGTAGACATGGGAGCCCAGGCTACCTGGCCAAGAGCGCGGCAAGGAATTAGTCAGATGATGGCCTGGGCTCTCACAAACACAGATCAGCATGAACGCACAGAACAGCGAGTCCATACAGGACCAGATAAAGAAGATATTCAACGAGTACGCCACTGGCACATACTGGCTAGAGGTCTCAGCAGACGACCTAGACGAGATCGCCAAGAGGATAGAGTCAGAGGTGATGCGTTAAAAAAACAAATATACGACCAAAAAATGAAAAATGTAAAAAGTATTGCGTACTTTTACATCATACCAAACAACAACAGCATGACACGCATAATGGACAGAGACTCAGTTCTCTATTGGCTGAGCAAGAACGTAAGCTACCAGGCGGCGATAGCCACAGAAGACAAGATCACCTACTCGATAGGCATAAAGAAAGAGCACGGAGGCCAGCGGTTCGATGACTACGTGTTGGTAGACACCCTAGAGGAGATCTTGAGCTCTCAAGTGCTCAGAGAGCTGGAGTGCCACGTGACGACACACATGATAGAAAAAGAGCACCTGTACTACACGGGCGCGATGGTCTAGCTAGGAGGCGGGGCCGGTACCTTTTTTGTATCGGAGATCTTCTGAGCTGGCAGCTTGGAGGCGGCGCACTAGCATGATGCTGGCATTCTGCCAAAGGCTCACATTTATGGTGCTAGGGGCCTGCTAGCAGGGGGGGCCCCGCCTAAGGTAAACTTACGCACACGGGAATTTTTCAACGTCTGACAAAAAAATATATACAACATATGAAAGTACTACACGTCACCCCCCTCTTCTAATGGATACGAAGAGGCATCGCTGCTCGCTAACAGGATGAATAAGAAGAATAGCTTCGCAGTTATAGAAAAAGACGGCCAGATCCTTATGACCGGAGGGTTTATATTGCACGACAATGAGCAGACCAGAGCGCTGCTTGGCTGTGTTCCAAGAGAAGATCAACATGAGTATGTAAGGATGCTTAGAGAGACGCCGTGGGTAAAGCCCTACTTTGAAGAAGAAGAGTGATGATGACCAAAAAAAGAGGTACATTTAGATATGAACAACAGGGCATACTTACTCGAAGGGCAGATCCGGCCGCCGGGTTTTGGGCAAAAAAGCAAAAAAGCCGACTCCAAACCCCAGGAAAATTTGAGTATCCCAGAAAAATGTATATATGAAACAGACAAAATATTTCATAGACCCAGTTCCGCCAAGGATCAACGCGGCGTTCGAAGACATGTATGGGCAAGACGAAGTAGAGGCAGCGTGGTATACCGAGGATAACATCTTCAACTCGACTGGGGATTGCCTTTGGGAGATAGTCAACGCATTAAACATAGACTCAAGAAAATGAAAAAGACAGACTTATTTTGGGACTTATCTGATCTTTTTCCCAAAGCGTCTTTAATATTCGAAGGAAGATCTCCAATTATAATAGCCCTAGATCCTTACTACGATATGTCCCAAATGATCACTTCACAATTAATTTAAAACATATGATAACATTGATGATTTTATTGACCGGCTCTGTGCTGGCCTACCGCAGGATGAGAAGAACGTGGATAAGAAAATTCGGAGATTCTCCTGATTGGGGCAGGGTAGCGGTATGCATAGGGAGCTTTTTACTATCTTGGCTAGGCGTCTTGATCGCAGTGATGCTGGACGATAGCACCGAGTTTCCAAAACCACCAAAATGGATGTAACATGAAAACATACACGAGCATACAGAAACTCTTTGGCGATAAGTCAATATCACACGTATTCCCTCCCACGCACGATACTTTTTTAGACGACGAGCTAGAGAAGTTTGGTTTCTATGGGATCATCGACTCTCTGTATGAGATTACTTATACACATCCGGATATGAGACTTATATAGGCTGTTTGGGCCGGACTTTAGAGAATGGCTTAAAATTTTCACAAAAAAGACGTACATTTAGATATGAAGCAGATCGATTCACAGCTCAATTCACAGCTCTATTCACAGCTCAATTCACAGCTCTATTCACAGCTCTATTCACAGCTCGGTTCACAGCTCTGGTCACAGCTCAGGTTACAGCTCTATTCACAGCTCTGGTCACAGCTCGGTTCACAGCTCGGTTCACAGCTCAGGTCACAGCTCGGTTCACAGCTCATCAGGTCACAGCTCAGGTCACAGCTCAGGTCACAGCTCAGGTCACAGCTCTAAAATTAAAAAATATGATACGTAAAAAGACACAAAAGGAGAGGATCATTGACCTTACTGGTCCTGATGGCAACGCATATGTTCTGATGGCGTACGCTACTGATTTCGCCAAACAGCTGGACGTGGATCCTAAACCGATAATCGAAGAGATGAAAAGTGGAGACTATGAGAATCTTGTCTCGGTGTTCGATAGGCATTTTGGTTCATTCGTAACACTAGAGAGCTAGTATGAGACAGTTACTGAGAATTTTGATTGTGCTGCTTTTGCTCTTTTGGTTTCCTCTGATGTGTGCGTTCTTGGGTTCTGACTTCGGTACGACTGCCCTCCGCGCTTTCAAGTTCGGCCTGCTGATAGAGTGCCTGGTAATGGTTTGCTTGTCTTGGTGGGGAATACCTCTGATAATGCTTTGTATATACCTCATAATCGACGATGGGAAATGAAAACGATAGGGATGACTAATTTGGCAATTAAAGCCATAGGAAGATCGATAACCGTAGAGCTAGATCTTAATATCGAAAGTGAAGTTGATGAGATGTTTAGAGAGGATTTTCATTACATTTTATTCAATGAACTTAGATTTCAAATCGTAAAAATCATATGATAAAGATACAACGTATAACAACAGAAGAGGCAGATTCCTACATCTCAAAGGAGGATGACTTGCTTGGCTACCCTGTGGAGTATTATACTTTGACCCCTCTTCCAGTAGGAGAAGACGGCAGGCAGTGGGACGAGGTCAAGTACTACACAGCCAGGAAGAAGGCGTTCCAAGGTCCAGGTCGAGAAGGCAGGTATTGGATATACGTGCTCTCAAACCCAACTATGCCAGGGCTCTTGAAGATAGGGTACACGAAGAACACGCCTGAGGAGAGAGCCTACCAGATATCGAACGCGACAGGTGTAGCGTCTCCTTTCAAAGTCGAGTACAGCTTCAAATGTCATGAGGCCCAGTTCTTAGAAGAAGAGATCCACCAGTACTTGGACTCGTACAGGGTGGCCAACAACAGGGAGTTCTTCAGGATCGAGCTGCACGAGGCAGTAGAGGCCATAACAAAGCTAGGAAAAAAATATACGGTCACTCAGGACTAAAAGTTCTCAAGATCGGCAAAAAGACGTACATTCATAGTATAATCAAAACCAAAAGCATATGTTTTTTGAAGTAAAAGTAGAATTTAGGACCATAGATCCTAACAAAGACAAGCCAAAGAAAGAGACGGTGAAATACCTGGTCGATGCCGAATCGGTAACGGAGAGTGAAGCTAGGGTGTATGAACACTTTGAGTCTCTCAAGATCGGGGACTTCGAGGTCAAATCAAGTTCAGAGAGCAAGATCGCAGAGGTGATATACCCACTCAAAAAATAAACTTTTTTATCCCAAGAATTCGATTTACATTAATAATAAGATATTTATAGATATACATCATGTATTTTTTAAAAAAATTCCTAAAAAGAAAAAAAATTATGGCAACATTTACAGATCTTCAGAACGCAACAGCAGCGCTTACTACAGCAGCAGAAACAGTTGAAAGTGCAATCAAAACATTCCAAACAGCTCAAGCAGGTGCAATTACATCAGCAGAGGCAGATACTTTGGTTCAATCGATCACAGCAGCAACGACTTCACTTGAGGCACTTGCAACAAGCCTTGCTCCAGCAGCTACAACTAACTAATCCAGATTTTATATAAAAATGCAACTCAGTAACATACATACAAACCTTTGGCAAGCGGGCCGCACACAAGCGACTTCGATAGGCTATTGTTTTAGTACGATCAATAACGTGCAGGACAAACCTAGATCCAAACCAGGGCAACATGATGCTGACAGCAGATAAAACATAAAACATCATACTTCAAAAGCCCTGGGAACTACAAACTCTCAGGGCTTTTTTAATTTACGGTAATGTAGCTCAGATGGCAGAGCGGCGGTTTGAAGCACCGTAGGCAGGATCTCGGAATTCCTCATTACCACACAAAAACACGAAAATGAAACGAAAACGATAGCGCTGCTCTGAAACACGGGTGGCAAACTTCAAAGAATGCGCTCGTAGCTCAGTTGGTAGATGCACCTGGCTTTTAACCAGGGGGTCGTAGGTTCGAACCCTACCGGGCGCACAGTAAAAAAACAAATGTACGTCAAAAAGCTTTAAAATGTCGATTATTTTGTTTACTTTTATAACATACCAAACAGCAATAGGAAATGAAGCAGAGAGACATATTGACGGTATTCATAGACAGGATGAAACGACTCGGGATAGAAGTAAAACTCGCAGGCAATTTTCCTTGGATATATGTTGATAGCGTGAACGGTAACAGGATAAAGAAGGAAGACTACTTTTGCGGCAACCACGGATTTACGATAGCGTTCATTCCTATAAAGCCAGGACAAACATTGAAATTCACAGACATACGAGAGCTTTTTAAACTCATAAGAAAATACAGATAATATGACAAGCGTACTAACTTTAGGAGATCTTCAAGGCAAGACAGAATTCGAGATCATAGAGCGTCTCACACAGGAATACGGAGAAGGTGACGGATCGGATCTTGAAAATAAAGAAGTCCTCATAGCTTATGAGTCTATAGGTTCTTGGGGATGCGATTCGAGATCGTTCTTCCTTCTGAGAGACAAGACGTCAGGGGGGCTATTTGAAATACACGGATCACACTGTTCTTGCTACGGATTCGAAGGTCAGTTGCAGTTAGAGTCCTCATCAGTATCTTCTCTCAAATACAGAGATCGTGAAGGGTCAGTATTCAGCACAGGAGGATACGACGGAGACGAGTCAGAGAACAAAAGGCTTGTGAGTGAGTTCATAAAGGATCTATAATATAAAATGCGTGCGTAGCTCAATTGGCTAGAGTATTGGTCTCCAAAACCAAAGATGAGGGTTCGAGTCCCTACGTGCGCGCAGAATGCCCTTGTAGTTCAAAGGATCAGAACGTCTGGCTACGGACCAGGAGATAGGAGTTCGAATCTCTTTGAGGGTACAGTAAGGTCGATTGGCCGAGTGATTTAGGCGCAGGTCTGCAAAACCTGCCACATGGGTTTGAGTCCTATATCGACCTCAGTGTGATCTTTGACATATTGGAAAGTAAATATCTAGATGTGGCCGAGTTGGTGAGGCACTTGCTTTGGGAGCAAGACTAGGAAGGATCGTCACCTTTCATCTAGACACAATGGGCTGTTGGTATAGTTGGCTAACACACTTGCCTTGCACGCAGGAGTCTCCGGTTCGAATCTGGAACGGTCCACAATATTATTAGTCTCACAGCTAAGAACAGAATAAATTGACAAATACCTAATTCAGTTGCAAATGTTTTAGGTTTATAAGTGAGTAAAGTCGAATAATAATATACTTAGTCCCTTAGCTCAACGGGAGAGCACTTGGCTTACATCCAAGAGGTTGTGATATCGTAATTCACAGGGACTACTTTAAGCAGATATCGTATAGTGGTAGTACTCCTTCCTTCCAAGTAGGAGGCCTCGGTTCGATTCCGGGTATCTGCTCCTCATAGTCGCTTAGTATAAAGGCTAACACGTCGGGTTTTGGTCCCGAAGATGGTGGTTCGATCCCATCAGCGACTACAATAACCACAAGCCTTTAGAGACCGAGAGGTTAGGATCCCAAAAGGTTAAAGATGACGTCCGATAGGTAGTGGTTATTTTGGAAGGGTAAAGCGTAATTGGTATCGCCCCGGTCTTGAAAACCGGTATCGTTTGCTCGGTGTGTAGGTTCGAGTCCTGCCTCTTCCGCCATATGGGTCTTGAAGCTTTAAGGTGAAGCGCATGTTTGTGGAGCATGATAACTCGGTTCGATACCGGGCTAGACCCCAAAAGGAAGATTGCGAGAAAGGTAATCGGCTGGCTTGCTAAGCTATGGCTGGGATAAAACCCAAGGGGGATCGTTACCTCCATCTTCCGCACATGGAACTATAGTAGAATGGTTTAGCACGCCTGCCTGATACGTAGGTAATTCAAGTTCGAGTCTTGATAGTTCCACATAAATTTGGGTATATAGCGCAGTTGGTAGCGCAGCAGGCTGTTAATCTGTTGGTCGTAGGTTCGATCCCTACTATACCCGCCACTAAAAAGATAGTTTGATAATTGTCAAGATCTTTTAGTACTTTTATAATACAGTAAAAAATACGGGTTTGGTGTATAGAGAAGCACACTTGGTAGCGCAGCCAAGAAGTATGATGACTGTAAGGTGGTGCAAATCCCTTAACCCGTGCAATTGGTCTTTTGGTGAAGTGGCTATCATACTGCACTGTCGATGCAGAGTAGACGGATCGAAACCGTCATGGACCGCATTTTTGTACCATTAGCTCAGTTGGTTAGAGCGCCGGCCTCCTATAGCCGTAGGTCACAGGTTCAAACCCTGTATGGTACACGAAAGCCCGAAGGCCAAGGGATCGAAGATAGGAAAGTCTGGTTAAGGTGTATAGCTACACTACCCGCCACTAAACCTCTGGAGGAAGAGAGCTCATTCAGAGCAGCCAAAACGTATGCCAGCACAGTTGAGAAGCTCTGGGGATAATCTAAAAGCTTCATTTTGGACGCGTAGTTTAACTGGAAAAACACTTGCCTTGTAAGCATGAGTCCCTGGGTCGGTTCCGGGTGTGTCCTCTAAAAATCAAAGTAATGAAACAACCAAAGACAATAAAGATCAAACCAGGATCAGAGAAGACATTATACAAACTTCCAGATACCCCGATCCCTTGCAAAATACAGGAAAGGGAGCAAGGAGATGATTCGAAGATAGTATACATCACGAATCCAAAGTACATAAAAGACTCAAAAGATCCAGTCACCTCGGCACCATATCTCTCGTTCACAAAGACAGAGTACGAGGTCGTAGAGTGGACAGACTAATATTTTGGCTCGGTAGCTCAGCTGGATAGAGCACCAGCCTTCTAAGCTGGGGGTCATTGGTTCGAATCCAATCCGAGTCACAGCATAAAAATACACAATGCAATGAAGATCACACTAAAAGAAGGTCAAGACATGTTCTTCACCTCTGACACACACATAAACCACAAGAACATCTGTCGAGGAGTCACTTCATGGAATGGTAACTTGGACAGGACTCGGGACTTTGATAGTCTGGAGAAGATGAAAGATAGGTTTCAAATAAAACTGATATGATAAGTAGACTGATAAAGATTTTCAACCACGAGATCTGGATGATATGTAAAAAATGCGGACTGGAATATGATGCTCGAAGATCTGAATATTGCGAATCATGCGAACATAAAAACTAAAAATGAACTATGCCACACAAACACTACCATGATAATAAGGTATTTGCATGGATCATCGTTGCCGCTTGCGTGGTATCGACAAGCGCGATGATACTGTTACTAACGATTGCAAAATGGGATAATTATAAAAGAAGACTAAATCATATTCCGTATCAGTCTAGATACCTCAGAAGTAACTACGATGATATGAAACGTGGTAAAATGCTCCGATGATGAAATTGGTAGACAGCACAGACTTAGGATCTGTGGTCGTAAGACGTGTGGGTTCGAATCCCACTTGGAGCACAGGATAAAACAAAAAAACATGGAAAAGGTTTGGATCTATTTAGACGACGTAAGAACTCCAATAGCAAATGGAATGGACAAGGTGTGGACAGTCGTAAGAAATTATGATGAGTTCGTTTCAAAGGTTATAGAGATAGGACTTAAGAACATCGAGGTCATATCTTTGGACCACGATCTTGGAGACTCGGCGATGGCAGAGTTCTATACCAACGTGTCTCCGAACTACACCCTGGACTATGATAATATAAAAGAGAAAACTGGAATGGATTGTGCAAAGTGGTTGGTAGATCATAGCATAGAAACACAGATCGCTCTTCCGCAGATATATACGCACAGCGCAAACCCTATAGGCAGCGCTAACATCATGGGGTACATAAACAACTATCTGATGAGGAGCAGACGGCCACAGAGTTGCGTTAGAGTACAGATAAACCACACAGTGTCATGAGAAAGTTCAAAACGTTAAACGAAAACACTCCAGTAGAAGTTCTGGATTACATGAAGCAGTACATGAGTTCTCACAAAGACATAGAGATACTCATCGGATGTGACTCTCAGGTAAAAGGCCGGGTGACAGTTTACGCTTTGGTTTTGGCAATGTACACTCCAGGCAAGGGCGCCCATGTCATATACGATAAGTTCACCACTCCAAAGGACAGAGAGATCTCGACCAGGCTCATCAACGAGGTGTGGTATTCGATAGACCTTGCAAATTATATAATGGAAGCCGGGCTGCCAAGAGCGAAGTACATCGACATCGATCTGAATCCTGATCCGAGATACAAATCCAACGAAGTCTTGAGAGAGGCTGTGGGTTGGGCAGAGGGCCTTGGGTACACCGTGAGGCACAAAGGAGACAGCCCTATGATGACCTACGCGGCTGACTCACTTGTTAAGGGTTGATATTTATACTCGATGAAGTTACTCACATTACTTTTAGAATTCTATAAAGAAGAATATGATCTCAATCTTAGAGAAGGTGAGATAAAGACCACTCCTATTGGACAATCTATAGATATTCTGCATAGACGCTTTCCTAATTATGAAATATATAGTGAGAAAGATGAAAATACTTTTGAGATTGATATATTAAAAAGCAAAGATGCTTTTTCTCTTAAAGATGCAGAAGATCTACTAGTTCTCTTAAATAATCTAGGCTGGTTTATATCATATATGAAGCTTCATAGTAATACCAATAGGTTTGAAGATAGATACAATAAAACTACATTTTTAAGTTCTCTAAAAAGTGAAAAAATACATTCTATATTTTTAAGATGTGAAGCTAAATTTGATTTTAAAGTAAATAAGATCCCAAAAACCCTCTATCACATTGCCCCATTAGATAATTGGAAAAAGATTGAAGACATAGGATTAGTTCCCAAATCGAGATCAAAAGCATCATATCATCCAGAAAGAGTTTATCTTGCAAAAACGGAAAATGTAGCCAAACAATTAGCTTATCAAATGTATAGTAAGACTGGGATTAAGAAGTATGCTATTTTAAAGATAGATACAGATATGATACCTGGTGAGTATTTTAAACTTTATCAAGATCCAAATTATCTAAAAGCTGGATATTATACATTGAATAACATTCCGCCGATCGCTTTGGAAAAAATTAAAGATATTGAAGTAAAATCCACATATGACTAATGGCATCACACGTATTGTCTTTTAAAAATAAGGAGGAGTTCTTCCAAAAGATAAAAGAAAAAGACCGCGACCTTTTGGTTAAGATGGTCAAGACAATATTGTATGCGATCAAGCATAAGAAACAAACAGTCAGTATTTTTGAAGTGATCTTTACTGATGTGAAATATTCCGCAGACTTAAAAGAGTTAATATTTACAAAAGATAAGGCGGACTATATCCCAACTCTTAAGGCTGTGATGGATGATATGATCAGATTCGAGGAGTATGAGTTATGTGCGGAGATCAAAGAAGCGCTAGAAAAGAAGAAAAGGATAAACTCAAAAGAAAAACTTCCAATATCAAACTAAAAGACGTATATTTATAGTATATAAAGCACGAGACTGGGGCATACTGGTTTTGACAGCGATAGAGCTCTTTGAGATGATGCAAGCAGTGCTAGATCGGACGCACTTAAATCTGACTATCAAAACACAAATGCAAACGTAGAGCTTTCTACATGGACATTCGAAGACGCTATGGCGTTCGCCGAAGGTGAGCTAGAGATGGCCGCCTAAGTCCTTGGGCCGGTGCACACGTGCCTAGAAACAGAAGTGCAAATGAGAGGGTCGCAGGTTGGAGCCCTTATAAAATAATTCCAAGACCAGGTTGTTTAGAAGTTGGTTTCCCACATACATCAAACTTCATATTTTGTGTTTTTAGAAAAATCCACTAAGCTTGTGAAAGAATTACTTAGATAACATTGTTTGGACGAGGGTTCGAATCCCTCATGTTCCACACCAGATCAGAGAATAAAATATCTGATCACTCAAAACAAAGATTGCAAAAGTTAAAGAAGTTTCAATACTTTTATAATATAGCAATCAAATAAAAATGATCGGCGAAAAAGGGGCTGATGACAACAAGAAAGATGTTGACAACCCACGATCGTTTTTAAAATTATATTGCGCTGTAGAGCAGCGGTAGCTTATCGGGCTCATAACCCGGGGGTCGTGGGTTCGAATCCCACTGGCGCAACCAAATTAACAGGTTTCAATCAAAAAATAATGAGAAAGATAGTAATTTTCAGAAAAGAAGAAGGTAATCCAAACAAGATCGTTCTGAGGTCTATAACACCATCACCTCTTTGGCAAGGATACACGAAGGCAGGAGCAGTGATCGAGTCAGAGGCTAAAAACCTTGCGAGGGCGTTGGAACCAAGCTTCACAGGATATTACCTAGCATAAGACATTGCTCCTATAGATCACGTTGGCTAGATCGCCACCCTTTCACGGTGGAGAAGGCGGGTCGGCACCGCTTGGGAGTACTAACCAAACAAAAAGAAAAACGAAATGAGAAATTTCACAATGCTTTGCGCGATCGTGTCACTTGTATTATCGTCATGCGGCGACGCTTCAAACGCTCCAAAGAGCACAGTAGACTCAACAAAAACGGCAGTTCACGTAGACAGCGCTGCGACAATGACACCGACTGTCACAGCAACTGACACCACAAAACACAAGTAGATGAAAATATCAGCAAAGTTAATCACTGTCGCTGTATTGATAGGATTATTGTACCTGGGGTATACTCTGCTCCAGGGCAATACTATTAAGCTGACCAAAGAACAGCACGCTATAGACAGCCTTACAACAGAGATCGCAAAGCTAGACTCTCAGCACGTAAAAAAAGACAGCGTCATCACGGTATACAAAGACAGCATAGTCTACGTCGATAAGGCGATAGAGACCGAGAAGACAAAATACGTTCACATTAAACACAAATACGATGAAATACGCACTCACGTTGCTCACTACACTCCTACTCAACTTGACAGCTTTTTCGCAAAGCGTTACGGACACACCGAAGCTGACACTGTCTCACAAAGTAGGTAAGCATGTAGCGCTAGATCTTGTATCGTACGACAGCACCAAAAGCGTATTAAACGTTACCCAGAATGTTCTAAAGATGACCGAGAACAGATCTAGGATGCAAGACACTGTGATCAAGGCAGACGAAGACAAGATCGTTATATATAAAAGGCAGGTCCTTCTGATGGAAGCCAAAGAAGAAGAGTACGAGAAGATGATCTCGACGCTACAGACTTCTCTCAAGCTTGAAAAGATCAAAAGCAAGACATTTTTATACATGGGCATAGGGGTATTCGTAGCAGGATCTGTATATGCAATGACCAGACATTAAAAATTATAAAGGTTATGAAATACAAGATTACGCTCATATCTGATACTCACACTAAGCATAAGCAGATCACTGAAGATCTTCCTGGTGGGGATATATTAATCCATGCTGGCGATATATCTTCGATGGGATATGAGCATGAGATTCGTGAATTCTGTGGATGGTACAATAAGCTAGCCACGTATGATCATAAGGTATTCATCGCAGGCAACCATGATTGGGGATTCCAAGACAACGTTGAGAAGACAAAAGAGATCTTAGACTTTTACAAGAATATTGTCTATTTACAAGATGATCTTCTTTGCGTAGGAGAAGGTTATCAGCAGATGCTTAAAATATGGGGCTCACCTTGGCAGCCTGAGTTCTACAACTGGGCATTTAATCTTCCAAGAAACTCACCCGAAATGTGGGAGAAGTGGCTGATGATCCCAGAGAACACAGACATATTGATCACCCATGGTCCTGCACACGGAGTTTTGGATAAGGTCATCGGCCTTTACGATAATTTAGGATGCGAGATGCTTGCACAGAGGATCAAGAGCGTTAAGCCCAAGATACACGTCTGCGGCCACATACATTCCGGACACGGTTACCGCTTTGATGGGGACACTCACTACTTCAACGCGTCTGTCTTGGGAGAGGACTACAAATACAGTAACAAACCTATAAGCTTCATCTGGGACAGTCAGACGAACGAGATCGAATTTACATAGTCGATATTTATAGAAAACCTTATCACTATGAATTTCAAACAATGGGTCATCGACCTTTTCAAAGACGAAAGAGGATCTACCTCTATCAAACCGGTCATCGCGCTTATCGGATCTCTGTTCCTTTGCATTACTATGCTTTTGAACAGCTACACGCATGAGCAATTCAAGCCAGCACCTGAACTCGTAAACGCTGTGATGATAGTCACCGCTATCGGAATGGGAGCAGACTCTCTAGACAAGTTCTCTTTCAAAGGCAAAAAAGAAGAGACACCTACAGAATCAGAAGCTCCACAAGAATAAGATATGAAAAAGCTAGTTACAATATTATTGATCTTGACATTAGTAACATCATGCTCCAGATACGGAGTGTACCATAAGCCTAAGGGATTCCACAAGAAGACCTTCAGTTGTCAAAGATTCTAAATTCATCATTGAATACCCACAGAAAGCGTAATTTCCGAAAGGACTTTGCGCTTTTTCTTTTTGTTTTCGTTGTTTTTACGTACTTTTATATCATGGAAAACACATTAAAAAGGGTACAGACAGAGACCATGTACGAGGTCGAATTCAATGGTGAGACATACTCTGTCACACACTCGGAAGACGCAGATCCGAACAGCGGTTGCACGTCTTGGGAAGTCTATGACGATAATGGAGACTTCGTAGATACTAAAACCGAGATGGAGATCATTGAGTTTGTGATAGGAAATATATGATCACTTTGAAGATCATCTACTCTTTTATCTTAAATTTCGTTACTTTTATAAAAACAAATGAATGTCAAACTAAAACAAAAAATATGCTATCTATTAACGAATTATCCTCAATTCAAGCCGAAATTGAAAAAAAGTACAATGTAAAGATGCATCCAAGTAGATCTACTTTCCAGATGAATCTAATAGACTTTTATGCTGAAAAAAGGAGACTTTCTGATAAACAGATCGAGTGCATTAAAAACCCAAAATATCCTATAAAGGGGATCTAAAACCAAAAACGATCAAGGTCATGAGTTTACTACAAGAGAACATCAACTGGACTGGTTCTGAGATCTCAAAGGTCCATGCAACACAATCTGCCAGCATCCCAAAAGAAGAAGCAAGAAAGCGTGCCGGAGCGCTCCAAAAGAAGATATCCGCATTCCTGACTGACGCGAACGATCTGTACGTAGGAGCACCAACTAACGAGCTTGGCAGCATCATACTCATGGCAGAGAACATCGAACGCGAAATAGAAAAACTGAAATAGATATATGAAGATCACAATGATGCCGTATGTTCACACGTGTTGGACTTGGGCTGGATTCAAGCAAATTTGTTTAACTCCAGCGATATACTTTACCCATTCCAGAAAAGGATACTTCATAGAGACAGGAGTGTTCACAGACCTTTGGGTTATATCGATGAACTTCCTAGTGTGGGATTTTGGGGTACAGATTTACAGAGACTTAAAATAGAAACATGAACACGACAAGACGGGGCATAGTAGACAAGCTCAACACGAAAACAAAATTCAACATAACTCACAACGAGCTTGAGTTCATCGTAGAGAACTGGATCACGACGTAGAAAAGGGATCGGATTCTCAGGGATTCTATGACTCGAATGTGTGGTATACGATCGCTGACAAGTACAAGATCAAGGAGAGGCTGTGGGAATACGCAAAAAGGTTCTCAACTCCTGCTGATTTTGGTTCTGACTTTGTGATATACGGAGAGAAGCACGACGTAGGAGATTCACACTAAAACAATGACATGAAGAACAAAGACACGATAGAACTACTGAACTCAGAGGGCATGATACTGATGGCAATCAAGACAACTATGACTGAGCAC